GATAAAAATTTTAAAATCCTGAATAAATTGTATTCCAGCATTTATACTATCTTTCCCTTTTTTAGATGCTTTTATCCTTGTCAATCCCAAGCTTCTTAAATGTTCTATGCTCTTTGGTTCCTCACTGTCAGCAACTATGATTTCTTTTTTGAAACCAAGTTTTTCTATATTTCTGTAAATAGCCGTGTTTTGCAATCTCTTTTGATATATCTCATCAAAAACATAAATTTCTTTCTGTTCCTGGTCTAATATCCCACAAAAAAAAGCAGCAGGGTCATTGGTATACCCAAAATCTAACCCAAATACTGCTTTTGCTTTACGTCTTTTATTTAAGATTTCTCTCCAATCAAATTCCAACTCTCTCCAATTTTCATAAACAAGCCCTTCAACAATTCCCCAGTTGCCAAGTCCAGCCACCTGATACCGTCTGGGGTTATTCTTTTTCATGTCCTCAAACAGTTTTTTATCACTTTCGTCAAGCCATTCATTGCACATGTAGTTGGTTGTTTTAGCCATTATATTTTCGTCTTCAACGTCAAAAAATCTTTTCTTTATCCAGTGTCTTTCGTTCCAAGGATTGAACGTGAGCGTAATCTGCTTATACAAAGGCTCTTCAATTTTACCCCTAATACTTTCATCCAACATATTAAACGCAGCTTCATCTGTCAGCTCATATGCTTCCTCTACCCAGCAAAAACATAATTGTCCAACTGAAACTGAAATAGATGTAATTTTCAAAGGATCATCGAAACCTCTAAATAAAATCTTTTGTCCAGTAGGTTTATATGTTATTTCAAGTGGACTTTCTTTAAATTCCCAATAATCAACCACTTTAAATCTATGTATTGCCCATTTTAAATCTGAATAACAGCTGTCTTTTAAAGTTCTAAATACTTTTCTTACAACAAGAGTATTCACGTTTTTATATTTCATCATATTGTAGACTATCCATAATGCCGTTGTCTTGCTTTTTTTACTCGCCCGGCTACCTTTACAGATTCTGTATCTGCCTTTGAAGTTCCAAAAATCTTTATATCCTTTTCCGACTACGTCAGGCAATCTGACCTTTTTACTCTTCAAGTTCATCTTCACCCACAATCATAACTGGAACAACTCCGTCAACTTCAACTTTATCTGTGAACAGCCTGTATCGTTTACCAAGCAGTTCTGCAGCTTTCAACCTATCTTTTAAATCTACATTTTTACTTATTTTTTCTGTTGCTGATTTTCCAAATCCTCCCACTACAACTTCTTCAGTCACTTCTCCTCTTAGAGTTGCTGTTAAGAACTCAAGTATTTCTTCAGCTTTAGCTATTCTATTATTCGCATGTTCTTCCATTATCTTGTTTATATATTTAGAAACATTAGTATTTTTTAGTAATTTATCAGCATTTACGCCTGCATACTTTTCTTTATACCCAGCCTTTATTGCGGATTCAGTAGCATTTCCACTAGCTACATAAAACTCACAAAAAGACTTCTGCCTTGCATTTAATTTCAATGCTACCACCTCCTTATTTGCAACAAAAAAAGACTGTTCCATTTTCAGAAACCAGTCTTGCAATGTGCTTCTTTAATTTATCCTGCTCGCCACACTACGAACATATCACTATTTATATAAAATCAAGAATCTAATAACAAGTACTCAACTCATACTCTTACATCTTGACATATTATAACATATTAAAAATTATATACAATGACAAAAAAGTGCCAATTTCTAATTTAATATACTTTTTAATACATCATCCGAAAAAATAATAAGTTGTAATTGTCTAATCATATAATTTTTATGCCTTTTAGCCGTTCTCTCACTTATATCCAAATTTTCAGCTATATATTCAAATGTCATATCATCAAAATACTTCATCTCAATTATCTTGTAATACTTGTCATTCTTAATTGTATCTAAAGCCCTTTCAACCATATTAACTACATTTTCTATCCTTACGATTTCTTCCTGCAATTTTTCAATTCTGTTTTCAACCTTTTCTAGTTCGGATAAATACACCTTGCTAGCCTGTACATTAACCTCTGTTTTCTTTTTCTGAATTGATATACCCTCTTTCTTCAAATCTTCTATAAGCATATTTTTGGAATCAATAGCACCTTTCAATAAAGATAACTCTGATAATAACTTTTCTGTCTTTTGAAATGGTGTTAATTGTTTCTCTGTTTTTACTTCTTTATCATTTTTCATTCTTTCTATTATTTTATCTGCTATCCTGTCTATGTCTTTTTCGTTCATTTATTTTTTTCCTTTCTATTTTAAGTTAATAATAAAAAGACCAAAAATGGTCTTTCGTTATACATTTATTCTTTTTAAATTAATTCTATTGGAATACTTACAAATTCTTCTTCAGATATCGCTTTCATAATTCCTTTAAAAATTATTTCTGTGTCAGATTTAATTATTATTCTCAATGGAAATCCAGGAGTTAATGGTCTATGTAATGATATAATTATGCCGTTTACTGTTTCTTTCTTAAGATTTCTTTCTATTTCTAGCCCTTTTGAAAAACCATTTCCAAACATTGCTTCCTTAGGACATTCTACTTTTAATTCTTCTTCTTCATTTAATGTCAAAATAATATATTTACCAATTGGTTCCATATATGTAGTTGCCAAAATTTCAATTTCAATTTCATTCTTATTTAATACCTTGATTTTTGAATTTACATTTTCGTATGTTCGTTTTTCCCCATGATAAGTATTATTCCCGTCAATCACATCAATCATCTGTCTCAATACAGTTTCAAATCCATTTGAAAAAACATCTAAATATAATATCTGTTTTAATATTGCTGGCATTTCGCTTCGATCCAATCTTACTGGAATGAATTTTGTATCACTGCTTAATGACTTAATTAAAGCATTTTGCCATTCAAGTTTAACCATATCACTTTTCAAACTATTATCAGACACAAAAAAGAAAAAATAATTAATTGATGATAATCCTTTATTCATTTTATCAATTATACCGTCTCCGGGTTGGATGGACCAACTATCATAAAATATAGCATCTTTTCCGTATACATCAGAAAGACGGTTTGCAAGAGGTTCAATAATTTCCTTGTCTTTATAATTATGGCTTATAAATATCATATTGTCACCTCATAAAATTTTAGAGTTTCAATTAAAATTCTACTATCCATAAATTCCTCCTAAGATTTTTATAGTAATATTATACCTCAAAACCAAAAATATTCAACTGCCATTGTCCTAATTTCTAAATTTATTTTCTAAAAATCACATTTCTCCAATTTACGATTTTCTTCTATATCCTCATATTTCAATATTGGAGATACTTCATGTATGCTCCCATTCTCAAATTTCAGATATATTTTTTTACTTATTTTAGATTTTAATTTTTTAACAACTTTATATTGCTTGCATTCTTGTTGAAATTTTTCATAATATGTAGTTCCACAGCCTGTTAAAATTAATAGTATCGTAGCTAATAATAATTTTTCCATTTCTCCTCCTAACCTTTCTCTAATAAAAACGACTTTTTACGACTAATCTTTTTCCGTATAAATACTGTGTTTTTAAGCATTATCCCAGTCAAAACGACTTTCTGCGACTGAACTTTTCTGAATCCAGTTCAAATTTTGCCATATAGTCAAATTCAAAGTCTCCCTCATATTCAATTTTTCTCAGAAAAAAAATCCTTCCTCCAACTTCATAGTAAAATTCCCATATTTCATCTCCAGTATTCTTATCTTTTTCATATTCTGTTTTAAATGGTTCAAAATTCTCGTAAAGTTCAACCAGCAAATCCATATCTGCATCATCAGGATCCTCAAGCATGTCTACTTCCTTTAAAAATTCTCTTTCTTTTTCAGTCATATTTCATCCTCCTTAAATGCCTTAAAATGATTTTTATAAATCTTTTTCAGTTCTTTTATCTGTTCGTCATCTAAACAAATACCTCTCACATCATACTTTCTCTCAAATGCTTCCACTCCAATATCGTGCTTTTCAGTATGATGTTGTCTACAAAGCGAAATATATCTACCTTGTCCCCTATCATTTGCATAACCTCCCAAACTTCCAGCCGACTGCCAATGTTCAAAGTCAACTGGAGTTCTATTGCATACCGCACAACGTTTATATTTTAATTTAGAATAAATATATTTTTTTTCATTCTGCTGCTTATATAGCATTTGCATTTCTTCCCACATTGCTATATCATTTTGCAAAAAATAATCAAACAGAAAATTAGTAAATGCCACAGCTTCAGTATTGCTCATTAATTTAAGTGCCAAACTAAAAGTATCATTCAGTTTTATAAACAACATTTGAATCTCGTCGGTTACAAAATCCATTAAATCGTTTGTGATTATATTGATTTTACTTTCTTTTGTGTAATTCTTGTCAATTATATCTCCAATTCTATCTTTCAGTTTGCTTTCCATGTTCCTGAAAGGCTCATATCCCTTTATATTCTTTCCGCTGTGCCTGATATAAAGTTTTTTCAAGTCTTCCTTTGCCTTGTAAAGAAAGTAATCAGAAATGGCAGGCTTTTGCTTACTAGTCTGCCAATTTATGTCCACACCTTTTAATTTATAAGCATAGCAGTCTATAAACCAGTATATTAATTTTTGGTTTTCCCTGCTCATTCTCTTAGCCATTTCTTTTTAGCCTTTCTTTTTTTAATGAATTTAATGTCCTTGAATAAATTAGCATTAAGTTTTGTAAACTCGAAATCACGTTTACTTATCTCTGCATTACATAATATCTTTTCTTTTATTCTTTCAACTATTATTTCTTTTTCATCCATCTCAATTCCTCAATTCTGCTTTTTCTATCCAGTTCTGAACATACAGTAAGGCATTTTTCAAATCTTTTCTCTTCACATCACGATAACTCGCAACTCCAAATCTGTCTTTCAAATCTCTGTATATTGCCGAAAACATTAATTTTCTTTCTGCATCTACTACGTCAAGTCTTTGATAAACTCTTATCGAAACTGCTTTTTGTAATTTTCTTTGTTCTGTGTGGTCTATTCTTATCTCGTTGTCAACTTTGTTTTCCACGATGTCAATTCTATGCTTGACACTTTTCATTTCATTTGCCTGCAATATGATCATATCTTCTATTGTCATTGGTTTTTGAAGCTGTTCAATCTTTTCAATAAGTCTAAATCTTGTTTCAGCATTATATCTTGCCCCAAGTTGCAACACTCCTTTGTAATTCAAAAAAAATGCAGGTTGATTTCTGTTAAAATTATCAATATATGTGGTTGGCTGAAAAATTAGCCGACCTCTTTCTTCCCCTATTTTACTTATCTCGTCTCTTATGTCAGACAAAATATTTTTATGTTCCTTTCCTGTTATTTCCGCTATATCCAAACTTGTTAGTGTGTTTCTGTTTTCTATATTCATTAATTCATTCATTAATTTTCATCTCCAATCATCATTTCAATGTATTTTTTTGCTTTCTTAAAGTCTTCAACACCATTTTTCTTATTTGCTCTAAGCACGTATTTAATAATATTTCCGTGGCAGAAGCTATTAAAATCTTTTACAGTCGCTTTTATTACGTCTATAGCTTCAACCTCTAATCCGTCTAATTTATAATGATTAGGACTATTTACATTATCATTCTCCATCGTTTTCCTCCTTTTCAACAAACTGTTTCAAATTCGGTCTAAAATAATTTTTCCCTTTCAATATTTTTCCGTCTTCCCTGAAAATTGCTTTTCCATTTTCCAGCTTGCTCATATTGCTTCTGTGGACTTTCTCGAATGCTTCAGGTAAAACTGTATCAAATCCATTTTTTACTTCCAGTTTAAAAAGATAATCCGTTTTTCCATCTGCTAGAAAAAATTCTTTCAACTCTTCATCAAATAATTTTTCTCTTAATTCCATTCTTTCATCAGTCATCCCTTTTTCTAAAAATTCCTGCTGCCCAAATGCAATATAAAATTCTTTTACTAGTTCAACTAATTTATTCCATTGTTCCATTTTTTAATTTCCTCTCTCTAAAATTTCAATATAAACCTTATCCTTGCCATACCCTTTTATCTTGTGTACAGCCAAATCGTCTATAAGTTCATCATCTTCAATCACAATTCCTTTAAGACTATCTAGAATAGCTTTATTGTAATTGTCTATATCCCTTTTGGCTCTGGTTTTAAAATACAGCCATATTTCAACCTTGAGCCGTTTTTTTGTCGGCTCGCCTTTGTACTGCTTTTTTAGTTCGTATGTAGCTGTTTCTTCAAATTCTTTTCCTCTTTTTGATTTGTACCGTCCTTTTTTCTTATTTACCCACAATGTATTTACAGACGGTGGTATTACCGATAATTCCAACCTAATCACCGTAAATCACCTCGTGCACCTTCAGAATTTTTAAAGGTTCTTCAATTTTCCAGGGGCATTTAATATCGGCAATTAAAGTTGTGCCCTTACTGAACTTGTAATATCCCTCTTGCACATCGTTCCAGAACCTGTCATCTGCAATTTCTGTATTTCCATACAAGTCCTCGTTGTGATATAGTTTCCAGCCTTTACGGCTATTAAAATCTATTGCTGTAATCCTTACTCTCGCTTTTTCTTTTAGCATTTATTTTCACTTCCTTTTTTTCTTTTCTTCTTCCAACTTAAATTTATATAACTCATCATAAGAATACTCCAAAGCCTTTTCCAGTTTGTCTTCTGGAATTTCCCAGTTAAATTGTTCTATGCTTTTCACATTTCCACGATGTCTTCTTATAAATTTTATCCATTCGTTTTTATCGGTTGTCTTCAGCTCATTGTTATCTATTTTTAGACAAATAAGTTTTATTTTCTTATTTTGAATTTGTATTCTCAATATTTTGCTTCTTCCTCGAATTCGATTTTTGATAATATTTCTAGCAGTTTTTTCATCTCTGGATTTCTAAAAGCATAATTTAAATAATCGACTGGATTTCTATAATGATGTCTATTGCATTCTATATGTTCTCTACAGGCTTTCTCTGTCAAAAAAGCATTGCTGTAAACATATTCAAAATCTCCATTCACACAGCTAAGCCTAATATTTCTGTTTTCTAAATCTTCCAAAGAAATATTCCCTATTTCCTCTAATGTTTCAATATTGTCATCATCCGTATATTCTCTTAAAATAGACTTCAGCTCTTCCACACCTTCTTGAGTCCATTCAAAAATTCCCAATACCTCGCCTTCATATTCTGCCTGAAAATAATTCCCTTCTTCATTTACATCTGCTTTAAACTTTTCATGCCTAACTTGATAAATTCTAGGATTAGCAGTCATTCTGCTGCTTTGTGTATTTAATTCGTGTTTCAAGTTACTTAAAAACTTTATTTCATCTGCTGTTAAATTATTTATTATCATTTCCTCCTGATTTTATAATTTCATAAACACAAGCCAATGTGTCTTAGCCCTTTTATTTCCAAAAAGTGGTTTGTATTTTATTGTGGCCAAAACATCTTTTAACTTGATTTGTTCTTCGTTCCATTTAAAAATTAATGTTCCGTTTGGTTTTAATACCCTCATACATTCATTGAATCCTTGTTCTATGTCGTTTTTCCAAGTTTCAGAATTTAATTTTCCATATTTCTTAGCTATCCACGAGTTTTCTCCTGCTCTTACCAAATGTGGCGGATCAAATACGACTAGATAAAAACTTTCATCTGGAAATGGTATTTGCCTAAAGTCGGCCACAATGTCAGGACTTACTTTCAAACTTCGTCCATCGCATAGCGTGTCCTCAAATTCCCTGTTATCCATAAAAACTGTATTTTCATTTTCTCTATCAAACCAGAACATTCTTGATCCGCAACATACATCAATTATTTTCTTTTCTATTTTTCTTCTCCCTTCATCTTAACTTTCAATATTTTCTCAATCTGCATAATTCTCTTGTTGTTCCCCTCTATCTGAACACCATTTTCTTTTATTTTTTCAGACTTTTTCATCATCTGTTCATTCAAAATCTTGTTTTGTTCTTTCAGAATTTCATTGTTGCTTTCCAGCCTTTTCTTTTCTTCCTGTAATTTTTGCATTTATCCTCCTATCAGCATTCTGTTTTTTATTTCCGACAAATCAACTTCATTTTCAATCTGTGCGACAATGCTTTTATATTCAAGCCTTATGAAATTCATATTTTCTGTATTTCCGATTTTGGCTTCCTTGTAGCTAATCATTCTGGGTTTTGTTTGTCCGAATAATTGGCTTGTACCCCTGTAATAGTCAGAAGTTTCATAAGGACGTTTACAGAATCCTTTATATATTCCGTCAAATTCCCATTTTAGAAAATTATCAAATTCATCGTCTTTCATTGTGCATAGCCTATTCCAGCCAGCATAATCTACTACTGCGTGTACTCCTTTGTCCTCGAAACACACCATACCTTTGCTTCCGTTTTTATGTATCGCTGTTTTCAGTAATTTCTTTGCATAAAATACTTGCTGTTCCAAATCTAAATTTTTAGCATATTTTAAAATTACTGGGACTTTTGGCATAAAATCACCCTCGTATTCCTTGACTATTCTGCCTATTGCATAGTTGAATTGCTCTATGCTAAGTTCAGCTAATCCCATAAAATAAATATTTACAAGCCCTTCCGTTACTCGTGTGTTAGGATAATAGTCAAGCAACATTCCGAATCCTTCATTAAATTCCTCCATTGTCATTTCTGCTACCTCCAAAATATTTTTTTAGTCCTTCTGCTGTTACTTTTGGTCTTTCGGTTTTTATACTTGCTCCAGGTCTTTGATTAGTATGAGTATTAAAACTTTTATTGCTTCCTGTTTTTTGTTTTAAATAACTCTCAAACTTATTTCCAAAAAGTGTTTCTGGACGCAAATATTTCTCCATATCTGTGCCTAGCCATTCTTTGCACTTCTTGTCTATAACGGTTTTAAAGTCTTCTAGCTCATATTTTTCTCTTAGTCTTGCTTTTATTAATTTTTGTGTTTTTGTAGATGTTGAACTATATTTTTCTTTTCCTGTACGTTCTGTTTTTTCGTTCAAATAATCTATCACTGAACTATATATATTATTTAATATATTAGTATTATTATAATTATATATAGTATTATTATTTGTCGGATTTTTTTCCGAGTTTTTTAACTCTTTTTCGGATTTTTTTCCGAGATTATTCGGATTTTTTTCCGAATTTTGTTCAAAACTCGGACTTTTCTCCGAGTTATTATCTTTAAACTCGTTCCAAGTTTTGCCTTTTGCAGTAATTCTTATTAAATCCTTTTTGCCTTGCTTTATATATTCAATAAGCCCCTTTTCCTGCAATACTTTTAAATTTCTGTATACAGTATCAGACTTTTCAAAAAACATTGGCAATTCTTCGAGTATCAAATTTCTTGATACAAAATAATAAGTTCTATTTTCAATTATCTCTTCTTTTGCCCAAGCTGGAGCTTCATACAACAAAGCAAATAATATTCCTTGCTGTGCATTTATTTTCCACTCCATACATTTGGCATTGTTTAAATATGTCGAGAATCTCATAGTTTCATTTCCTCTCCCTACATCTTGTATTTTTAACACTCTTGTGCTATAATGAACACAAGATATAGATTTTCATAAGTTTTTTTCTTAGCACTTTTCGGAGTGCTTTTTTTGTTTACTTAAATCTTTCCAATTTCAATCTTTTCTGCTCTCGAATTATGAAATATCCTTGGCTGTTAAAATATATTTCGTTTACCGTAGTCCTTTTTGTTCCTGAATCAAATAGTAATATACTTGCTTCTGTTACTTTTCCATGCCTCTTACTAATCCTCTTAATCTTTTCCTTGTTCCCTGTTTCTTCTAAGATATACAAATTTTCATATCTTAGGCACTTTTCTAAAAATTCTTTAAACATTTTTTCTCCTTGAAATTTACAATTTTTTGTGATATACTCCCTATATTAGCAACATTTTAGAGGAAGTGCTAACAATCAAAAGAGAGGGGGAAATTATATGGATTTAGTCGCTTTTCATAGACATTACAATATTAATAATCTTTCATTTAATATCATTAATTTTTGCGAAGAAAGTTTTATTGCAAATTCATCATTTAAAGTAAATCAGTCCTTTGACGGACTTTTTTTAACTTCTGATATTGATATAGATTTTTTTATTGAATCAAATAAAACAAATTTTGAATCCAATACGGATTTTTCTTTTTTAGTTGGATTGCTTTTGGGATTAGCCAAAATTCAAAATTTAATTTCAAATCGTTATCATAGCGATGAAATTTATTTAAAAAATGTAAAAATTAAATTTAATTGTTTTGACAATAAGAATTTAAAATCTTCTTTTTTTAAATTTTCATTTGAAATTCAAGGAGTTGGCAACATCGAATGCCACTCTGCTGCTATAAAATCTAATCAAGATATTGTTAAATTTATTTCAGAATTAAAAATTTCAAGAATGATTACAGATTTTTTAACTATCAATAAACAATATTAAGAATTATCAGCACCTGCAACAAGGTGCTTTTCTATTTTGATTAACAAATCCACATACTCTCTTCTGATTTCTTGCAAATGCTTTATATATGTTTTTATTTCATTCATAGATAAATTTTCTATTGAAAAAATTGTTCCCATTTTACTTTCAATTTCTTTAATTCTTTTAAGTTCTTCTGAAACATATAATTCTGTTTCAAAAGATATTCTTTCTTTTTTTCATCCATTCTCACACCTCCTTCCTTTTCTTTTGAATTTCTTTTTCATTTGATTTTTGTCAAATGTTTTTGCATAAAAAATTAAACTGTTCCCAGTTTTTCGAAAACCTTTTGTATTGTTTTTTGAGTATTTTTCTTGAATGCGTAATCAATATTTTGCCTTGTATATCCCGTTATTTCCTCTATATTCCCCCAAGTCAAATCTTTATCTATTTTCAACTTTAAAAGCCGTTTTTGATTAAGATTTTTTTGCTTCTTTTTATTCATATTCTTCACCTCAAATTCATTATAACTTTTTATTTGCATTTTGTCAAATGGTTTTTTAACAAAAAAGAAGCTTTTTACAGCTTCTGTATTTTTAATTATTTTTTAGTTTTAGAATCTTTTAAATCTTCATCTGTTATTGTTAAAGCAGTAAGTTTCAAAAGAAACGCTTGCCAATATTCTCCACCTTCTTCTAAAGACTTTTTAGCTTCATTCGCTTTTTTTGGAGATTGTAAGTCATCGAACCATCTCAACAATTTATTTGCTGCTTCTTGTTTAGTTGAGTAAGCATTTTTTCCAAGTATTATCGTTTCTTCACATTGTTTGTCAAATTCACTATCACCTGTTTCGTTACATTTTAAATTTCTTAAATTCCCCCGAATTTCAAATATTGTATTTTTTGATTTTTCTGCATATTCATAGGCGGTGTATACATCACTTTTTTGCATTGCATCTGTCATACTATTCCATAAATTTAAATGTTCTTTTTCGTATTTTAGAAACTCTCCTCTTACTCTTATTTTTTCGGTTTTCACATTATCTTCTATATTTTTTGTTGTTTCTACATTATTTTCAGTTATTGATGTATCTTTTGTTTCAATCCCTTCCTTTTTTGGAAACGCAACCACGAGAATTAAGAAAGATATTATAGTAATTGCCATATTGATTTTATCTTTTTTAGTTCTGGTGTTAATAACTTTAATTTCTGCCTCTCTTTTGCTCAATTCTTTTGTTTCGACGATTTTCTTTAAATAAGTTTTAAATACCTTATAACCAAAATATCCAAAAATTATTAAAAATATCAAAAACATTTACCTTTTCTCCTTATTATTTTTTTCTTCTCAAACCCACTTTTCAACTCTGCCAACCTTATCAATGCTCTTTCTTTCTAAAACATAAATCTTTTATTCCTCATACTTATAACCATACTGATAACCCCTTTGCACTCAACCTTATCAAGTTCGTGATTTGGAATTGTATAATCTGGATAGGCTGGATTGTAAGATTTTAATATCAAGTTCCCTGTTCCTTCCTCAAAAAATACTCTTTTCAGATATTTAGAATCCTCTTGATAAATTAATGCTTCTTGTCCGTTTAAAATTCTTATATCTATACCGTCCTGCACATCAACGACTATTATATCTCCGTCGTGATAGTGAGGCTCCATACTGTCCCCTCTAACTCGACAGGCAAAATCTCTTTTTTTTACATTTTTGTTTATGTTTGGGATACTAATGTATTCTATCTCTTCTATATTGCCATCCATTTCAATTAATCCGTTTCCTGCACTCGCCATTCCGTAAATTGGTATTTGAATAAAACTTGTAAATATCTCGTCAGATACGTTGCTTTCTTGTTTTTTAGGATTATGTCCAAGCATTTCAATAAAATCTTTTTTTAAAACTTTAGATAATGCAATTAATAAATTAGTATCTAATTTTTGTCTTTCCATACTTTCAATTCTCGAAAGTCCTGAAATTGAAATATCTACGCCCTCTTTTTTTAATTTTTCGATAACATCTTCTTGATAATAACCAAGTTCTTCTCGTCTTTTTCTAATTTCGTTAGAAACCCTTTCTATTTTATTCATCTTTAAAAACCTCCATTGTTATTATTAAAATTATACCCTATTTTTTGACATTTGTAAAATTATTTGAAAAAAATCAAATATTTATTTGACAAATGTAAAATTATATAGTATAATAGTTTTGTAAATGAAAATACATTATTTTTTTAACCATTCGTTTGACAAAATGCAAATGGAAAAAGGAGATGATAAAAATGAGCTTTAGCGAAGGATTAAAATATGCAGAACAAGTAGAAAGAGCAAGAGACTTAGCTTGGGACCGTTTATGCGACGAAGAAGACCAAGCGATAGAAGAGTATCAAGAGTTTTGCAAGTTTCTTGAGAGTGAATTTAAAGAATTTAA